GGATATTTGGATAAAGCCACCACACCCCAAAAATTTATCGTAGATATTCCGTTTTATTTTCATAATAATATGGAATTGGCGTTACCTTTGTGTGCCTTAAAACAACAGGAATGTGAAATAGAAATTAAGTTGAGTGAGAAGAAAGACTGTTTATACAAATGGTCTTCTACGACAAATACAACGACAAGATCTAGTGATAACACGACATTTACTGTTACGGTATCAAATAATGTGTTTTATATAAACGCGAATCCTCAACTCACACTTATACTTCAACGGGGTAATACGTATATATTTGATTATTCTTCGGCGGGACATCCGTTTAAACTATCCAAAATAGCAGATGGCCGAGCGCAGGGAATCATTGATAGTGGTTCTATATTGGGTGCGAGTGATGGTGTTACGGAGAATGCTTCTGTGATAACATACGTTGTACCGGATAATGCACCCGATACAATCTACTACTATTGTAATAATCCTAGTCATGTGGGAATGGGTGGTACAATAAACATACTCGAACCATACTTAGACCCCTCTAAAGCTACCATAAACGATGTTTCTTTGTATACCGAAATGGTCCAACTCAATGATCCCGAAAAAGGTAAACTCGAAGCTGTTAAAACAGATTATATAATCACACAGCTTCAGAGTGCTTCATTTCAAATACCTGCATCGGCGCAGGATGGATACGATTCTATGAAATTTAGGATGGAGTTCATAAATCCGGTGAAAGAGTTATATTTTGTGATCGCCAGAAAAGGTGAAGATATAACACCGTTTAATTATGATCATTCTTCGCAGATATATCCTTCCAGTGGATCAAATAAGAAATATATCAACTACGAAAATTTGGTCACTCTAGAGATGGAACTCGACAGGGAAGTTATATTAGACGAGCAATCAGGTGACGTCATCAATTTGCGCGCGGTCCAGAGTGGAATACACCATTCCAGGACACAATTATTCAGGAGATTTTATTCATATAGTTTTGCACTTGAACCCGAAAAATGGTATCCTACGGGTCAAAAAAATTTCAGTTTGATCAAAGATCAGCATATAACCTTAAAATTGAATAATGATACGACGTACGAAAGAGAGCTTAGAGTTTATGCGCTCAGTAATAACATATTACAGTTCGCAGATGGAAGCGCACGACTTCTCTTCAACAGTGGCGAAATCGGCAATTGATATTGTAACACCAGTTTTTGAAAATGCAGTCGTGTTATCAGGACAATACGCGAAAGCGTGTGGACGAGATGTTATACTCTCCAAGGATATGGAATATTGTATGAAATACTGTGCAATGAACACAGTCGGTAAACAAATTGGGTCGTACTTTCCAGAAATTTACGAGGAAGAAGAATCTGACGAAGAAGAAATCGAAACGGTTAATGAAGAAGATGAACCACCTTTCGAACCTTACTCAGGAGACGTTGAAATATTTAAGTCTATAAACGACGCGTATGACGCATGGGAAAGTTGGGAACCAACCAATCCGTCAGAAAAAATGATAAAAAATGCTATTGATAGTAATGAACACATCTCCTCCGCGGGGATGGAAGAATTCTAATAAAAAGATAAAATCTTTTAAAATCAGAGATGAAAGTTCTGATTCCGATACGGATTCTGGGTCTAGCACTGACACAGAAGAGGATAAAAATATCAAAGGTTATGAAAAAACGCAGTATAAAAAATTAGCGTTTGTAGAAGATCTTCTTCCAGAATAAAATCTCGATATATTATAAAATGTCTTCCCCAGTACCCGCCGATATGCTTTTAGCTATTTCCCGCGAGCTCGAGACCCAGTCTCTTAACGCCGTCGTGGCCGGTTTCTCCTTCGCCGCCGCCCTCTCTTGGATGGATGTCGTCCGCTGGTCTATCCATCAGGTTGTCCGCGTCCAGAAGAACGGTGGTATGAACTACGCGCTCACCGCGCTCTTCACCACCCTCCTCTCCGTTGTCGTTTACATGGTCATCTCCAGGCTTTCCACCCGCGTCAGGAAGCCCAGTGCCCCCACGTACGCTGTCACTCGCTAACTTTTTTGGGTTTAGCGACGAATATAAAGAATATACCCGCAACGATTATAGCAAAAATATATACCATTCCATTCCATCTATTCGGATCCTCAATACTGGGTATACGAATTGGTGGCGGTAATTCAAACTTCTTATCAACCTTAGGTACATTCTGTAGTTTATCTGTACTACACTCTATGTTTAGTTTCAATATATGATTCGCGTTTCTAAAATCATATGGAATTAAACGATTATTACTACTGTAAAAGAACTGTATACGTAATTTTGATATGTTTTGTACCCCCGTGTCAAAATTATGCTCTACAGCGTCATCCATACCCGAATAGTTAATAACGTCTCCACACATAAGGATTCTTCCTGTGTAAAAGGGTGTATCTGAATACACCGTTTTAGTCAATTCGTCAGCGCCGTTACTTATTTTCAGTATGAGTGCATCCGGACCCTGTAAATTGATACTTCCCGTAATTAAAAGACCCTGCGCCTCCGGAGGACCCGCTGTATTTGATCTCACGTTGTTTGCAACTAAACCAAATATATCATGCGGAGTTGTATATCCTTCCGTAGCTACAGAAGAATGATACCCGTTTGTACCATCATAAAATTTGAATGAGAATTCACTACCCGCTGCAGCTGACGATACAGATGTTATGGCGATTTCATTCTTATCCTTGTCGTATGTAAATGTTATGGGAGAAGGTCCGTAAGCTCCTCCTAGTGCGGCTTTAACTTTAGTTTGTAATTCGGCCGCCAAGGTTTTACCACTATAGTTACCTGTACTTAGCGTTACGGTTACAACCGTGTCTGCAGATTGCCCGTGAACAACAAAATCAAATGTTTTGTTACGATTATTAATTAAAAATTGACTCGCATGAATACGAGCAGAAACTATCGATAATTTTTTTACATCATAAATCGGGTGGCGTAATTCAACAACATAGTCTCCTGGATTCGGGTACGATGTGGGATCTCGTTCACTACTATCTATATCTAACGTGTATACGCTCATTAAAATATATGGATAATATTTTAATGGGTGTTATTCTACAATTTTTGCTAATTAAAAGTAATTCTGTGTGACGGGGTTGGTACTGAGTTGCTTTTTCGCTATACCGAGACTGGAGTTGCTCGCGTTGGGGTTGTATTGACCCTTGAATGCGTTGAAATTATGGTAGGCATTATTGGTGTACTGCTGTGTCCATGCACCATCGGCTGAGTTAACACGACCATCGATTCGCGTTTGATCAGTCCTGGCTGCTGTTGGCATACCACCCTGATTAAGGGGGCCGGCGCGCACATTCATTCTTCCAGCATTACCCATACGATTCGCTTTACCACGACGATCATCGGGGCGGAATCCGTGTGCAAATAGCTCGTCGGCGGTATACCCAGAACCGTATGTACGCTTTTCACCAATCTTAGTAGCGGGAGAATTCACGTAACCGTGAGCAAACTTATGAATACTGGGTGCGGGGTTGTTATTGTATCCGTATTGCTCTGTATTACCATCCTTCTTGTTACGGGTTGGGTCTTGTGCGAGTGTGGTACCAGATATTATACGTTTAGCTCCGTTAAATCCTAAATTATCTGTTCGAGCACCGGTCTGCGACCTATTGGTTAAACGTTTTGTTTGCTCATGTTCGGATCGTACAGTTACACCCGTCATACCCTGAGCCCTACCCGGTTGCACGGGGCGACGCTCAAATAAGTAAGCAGTTTTTTCAGGTCTGTTCTGAGCGACATCTCCAGATTGACCACGGCGACCACCACTTATATCGAAAGCGGGACCACTTCGACCAGGTAAAGTTGTGAGACGATACGCTCCGACATTTTCGGGGTTTACACGGAAAAGTTGATGCTGCCCACCGTATGCGGGAACTTCGGGCCCCACACCTAAACCTGGACCTACGAGTTGTTTTTCGATAGGAGAAAGATTATTCATTCGACCATTGTCAAACATACGGTTTCGCATTTCGAGAAGTTCGCCACCACTCGATCGCGATTGGGGTACAATATCCGAAAAGTTACTTGTTTCTAATTTCCTCTGGGGTATTCTGTCAAGACTATCATCCAACGGTATTTCGTCGGGGACTTCTGGAGTGAAAATTTCAGTATCCTCTTCCATTTCGTTTTGGATTCTGATATCAGATTCTTTCTTGTCACTGAAACGTTTTCCTAAATATGCCAAACCGGCTATAGCAGCTATGGAAACGGGATCAGCCATTCTTACTTTTTGGTGAGATTTTTATTGAAGGTATCTTCGACTAAACACACTGTTCTGAACTTCCGCGCGCGTACTCGTGGGTTCGTACTTCTGAGTTTCAAGGGGGAGTTTGCAGTGTACATCTTGGAGAGGGAATAGGTTTTGTTCGTATGTACGAGCCAGAATCTTATTAAATTGACTCGTCGATTGGGGTCGCAAACGATCACTCGTTTCGATGTATTCGGCGGGGGCTCCTTTACCCGCCATGTAGGGGGAGGTGCCGTAAAGCATTGTATTTGGGCGGCTGGAACCATAATTTAATGTGCTGGGCTGGGGATAGACAAACACTTCTTCAGTCGCACAAACAGGAGGCTTCACTGGATTTTCTACGATTTTCATTCCTGGTTGGAGTTGGTAGGCCATTTTACTATTACATGAGAATATTATCTAAGTCATCAAGGATACGAAGATCCCCTAGTCATACCACTACGCTTATCACCGTTAGGCTGTAATCCACCGAAGGCTTCTAATTGAACACCTCGGGCGTCGGGGTCACAATATCTACTATCCGTGCGACACAAAGGACCCTGCCTCGCACCGTACAACCACTCGGCGAAGGCGGTTTGGTCACCTGGTATATCTGTAACGGGTGTGGTGACAAATTGTCGCGCGAGGGCGTTTCGTTGCTGTTCTGGCCACGGGGATCTGGATTTCTGGGGACCGTACGGTATTTGATCTAACATCTTTTTATCAACTCTATCTTTTACTGTGGTATAATCACACGCTGGTAATCTACCGGGATTATCAGTGTAATCTGACATAAGAAGATTTCCCATGGGGTTATCTTTTGTGGGTAATTGACACATGGTATCTCCTGTAGAATCTGTTACGTAAAGTTCCTTTATCATGTTACTCTTTTCCATTACGTATAAAACACTCAAACCAGTGAGACCGAGTATTAAGATTCTCTGATCCCTGCGAATGAGATAAACTATGCATGTCGCATAAACTATGAATCGCGCAGTAGAGTTTATACGTTCTGCTGACATCTGGTTTTTTGTAGGCCAAAAGTCTAAAATTTTATCCTCCCTAATTAATTGTTTCGGATCGTTAAACAAGGATACCATTTAATATATAAAACTTTTATTTTTTCAACATTCCACCAAGGAGACCCTGCATGGACTTCATGAGCTGAGTCTCATCGAGTTCATCACCATCATTTTCCATCTTATCCGCACACTGCTTAGCGACATTCTCGATCATGCTGAGCGTTTCGGGTGGGATTGACGTGATTGTAGTGCCTAACATAAACAGGGTCTGAATGTATTGCCAAATGGCATTACGAGTACCCTCGGAAGCCTTTGGCCAAAGATTTTTAAGGTTCACGTCCTTAAGAAATTCCATATCATTAGCGTTTTCAAGGAAGAACGACTCGTCTCTCGAATTAACTTTTTCAATGTGCGGAGAAACACTATCCATGAATCCCGTAACGATAAGCTTACCGTTAGTAGAACGCATCATTTCGAAAGCTGCGATGTACTTCTTAACACCCTTCTCCTCGGGGAAGGTTTTATGAAGCTCGGTGAGAAATTGTCCCATCATGTCGTTGAAAGCGGTAACAGATGTCATATTATGTATTATACGTGTATTATTTCTTTAAGCGAATCAAAAAGGATCAGTAGATATAACTTCACGGTGACCTATACCGTTAGAAACTATGAAATACACTAAAATCATAACGAGAGCGGCTGGTTTGGCGTACGCGCTCGTTTCGAGGTCACCTTCATTATTAAGTTTCGCCTTGGAGTGTATATAACCAGCCGTTATAGCACCCGCTATAAGACTGGCGGAAGCCGGATCTCGGAAGTATTCGTCCATGTCTATATAATTAATACATAGGTTTTTTTATTCTATTGTCGGGGGCGTCTGGAAAAAGATCTTCACTTTCGTATCCCTGTTGAGGCTGAGCTTGAGGTTGGGGGCGTCCAGATTTTATTGTCCTGAACTCGTGTTGAAATGGGTTACTTTGTTGAGGCTGCCCCGATGTCATAGGCTCTTCACCCATAGGCTCTTCAGCCATAGGCTCTCCACCCATAGGCTCCCCGTCCATAGGCTCCCCGGTCATAGGCTCCCCTCCCATAGGCTCCCCGGCCATAGGCTCTTCTCCTTGACCTTCCATGGGTACATCTTCATCCATCTCCTGATTTTCACCTTCGTACTCATCCACATTATCCTCGGTGAGATTAGTATCTTGGGGGTCTATCATATCGTCAGTGGTGGTCATGTACGTTTGTAAAATCTGTTGAATGGGTATCAACTCCTTAACGGTTGTTTCTATACAGTAACTGAAACGGTCATATAGTTTATCGTTTCGACTGTGATCAGATTGGGTTTCGGTAAAAATGTATGGATCTTTGTACAGATCTTTCGCGATATTTTTATAACATGAATGAATAAAAACTTCATTTGTCGGTAATTTTACGGATAATTTCTTATTATCCTTGTTAAGCCTTACCGCGGATAAAATTTTTACAGAACTTACAAAAACAGCTGCGACGAGATCCTTAAACCACGCACACCTATTGGCTATGTTATCTGTATGATCTTTAGCCATGGTCTCATTCCATTCTGGGACATCCTTGAGAAGTTTTTGAAACATTTGTAAAACCTTACGTCCTTTTGAAAGTTTATGTGCTTCATCGTACATTTCAACGAAAACATCGATCATGGGAGGACACATTAATATAGACAGTTGCTCTAAGTATTCGCGCTTGGCTTCAACTAAGATGTTTAAGTTATCCATATACGATATTCCTTGTTTTTATTATTTCCTGTTTCCCGCATTTCCCCTGTATCTGTTCGCGGCTTTTTTCAAATTTATGAGTGTAGGGAAATCGGTGTCATCGTGTGCGACTTCCTTTTTTCGTTCACCACTTTTTCGAGTTGCCCACGAGATAGAAAGTAAGAAATCTGTGAGTATCTCCACGTTAAACCCCCCTATCCCGAGTTGTCGTATGATATACGACGTAGCTTTGTATCTATCAAAACTAGGAAATCCTAGTACAAACGCTGGAATTAGTACCACGACAGTATTTCCACCAACGTCGACGGTATTTCTTATCTTACGCGATACTTGTTCGTAGATTTTAGTGTATAACTCCTTTCTGAATCGCGTTCTCTTTTCCCTAATACGCGAAATTTCATCGACGCTTATCATTACATTAAACGTCGACTAATATTTAATGGATTCTAACTCACTTTTACGAATCTCGTTAAAAGGAACGTGTTCCATGACTGGAACGTCGTTTAAATAGGGTGATACATTTGTAGGTGGATTTATATCTATCGGTTTACTCTGAACGGCGTGTACTATTACATCATCACCGTTTACGATTATTTCAGCTGTTATCGAGAAACCGAAAGAGAAACCCTCCTGTTTTGCTACCATGAACATACATTTATACAGCACGTGGCTACTCGTTAAACTCTTAAATTTTTTTATTCGTGTAGTTTCTATGATGTAGGTGCACATGTCAGTCTTTTCTTTTATGTATTTGTTCGTGGCCAAAATCATCTTTTCCATGAGATCGGGGGTTATATCTATAGCTTCTTCTTGTTCCTTGTATTTTTTCATATCCATACCAGCATCATCGAAGGTGACGGGTCCAACCGATTTTTTGTACCCAGAACAGTTGAAGTTTTCTTTCCTGGATGAAAGGGTTATGATACATATGATTACTACCAGTAACAGTACTACTATCATTTAATATAACTTATAAAAAAACTGTGTAAATAATTTAAAAAAAAAGTAACCGATAAAAATATAACATGTCATTGTTGATTTTTAGTCCAAAGTGTAATCATAGTTTGGATATCATCGAATATGTTAACAGTAATGCCCAACTTAAGAGGTTGGTGCAGTACCACAATATAAATGTCATGGGTATCCCTCCACAGTACAAAAATAAGATTACGAGAGTCCCGACAATGCTCACAAAAAATGGTAAAATTTTGGTAGGAAATGAAATAAAAAATTGGCTCGAAAGCCTGCTGCCAGCTAAGGAACTTGAATCTTGTGATTTCGGTAATTGTGCGATGACGACTTTAGATGGAGAATCTAATCAGGATATGTTTGGTTTGGAAGACTACGGTCGAACTTTACAACCTCCCATGACGAAAGAACTTCAAGATAAAATTAATCAAACTGTATCGGACGCTTATACAGATATAAAGAAATAAACGTTAATTTATCGAGTATGAAGTTAGTGACGGTACAAGCCGCAGCTATTAAGTCTACATTTGAAGTGTTAAAAGATATTCTTAACGATGTCAACATATACTTTAAGCCCGATGGTATATATATAGTAACGCTCGATACAGCTCGATCATCATTGGTTGATATGTATTTATCGTCGGAGAACTTCGAAGAATATGATTGCCCTCAACAGATAGAAACTGGTGTGAACGTTACTAATATGTTTAAGTTGTTAAAAACTATAACGAGTAACGACGTTCTCGTCATAAGCATAAACTCTAAAGAATATATGAATATCGAGATTCATAACGAGAATAAGAAAACCAGTACTAAGTTCGCACTTAAACTATTGGATATCAACGAAAATCAAATCGAAGTTCCAGAAACGAATATGACGATCACCACACCGATGCCTTCGGTTGATTTTCAGCGTATTTGTAGAGATATGTCGAACATAGGAAGTGAAATACAGATTACACGGGAGGGGAAATATATCACGTTAACGTGTCACGGAGACTTTGCTAATCAAGAAACATCGATAGAATGCAACGATGAATGTTCCAAGTTAACGGGTGTATATTCTCTTAGATATATGAATATATTTACGAAAGCGACGAGTATGTGCGCGACGGTACAAATAATGCAAGAGGAACAGAATAGATTTTTGATATTGAAATATAACGTAGCAAACTTGGGTGAACTTAAATTTTATTTAGCTACTAAGGTAGATGAAGATCACTGATATACCCAGTTTTTACGTCGATAGTCTTGGTCATTCCTACGATGTTCTTTATCTTAATCTTGGGAAACTTTTCGTAGGTTGAATCTTCATACCAAAACATATCTTTTATTTCGATTTTTTCATTGTAAAAGTCACTAAAAGGTCCTGCGTACCGGGATATTTTACATAACAGATCTTTTACAGGTTTATCCCCCTCGTCTAATAAAACGGCCGAGGACAGTGGTAAATTGAATATCATATTGGTTCGTTTTCGTGGTGGCCAGGCGTGATTATTATCGTACGTGATATACTTATAACTTTTAGTATCGTACCAGAACTTAACTCGAATTATCATACGGATAACACATTCCGGAGGATTAGGGATATTGAAATCCACATCCACGTCCGTATAATAATTTGTACTTTTCTTAGTCAAATACTTTAGTTCCTTTTTCCAAAACGGATCATCCGTTTTTTTAGATTTATCGTGATCAACATAATATTCGATACACTTAGTTTGAATTTTGTAGTCATGTTTGTTAGATAAAATTTTTGTGACCACTTTAAAATAATAAATTACGTTAATTAAAAACTTATGTATAATATTCATTAATGTAATGGAAGGTAATTTTTTAAGTCGGTATAATAAACGAATGGATGAATGGATGGAGAAAATTGAGAGTGATCCTAAAAATAAATCCGAGTACGAATCCGAAATGTCACATTATATATCAAAATGTTTACCTTACATGAAAAACTATACAGATGAAACTACACAAGAGACACATACTAATAACGTGTTCAATTGTAAAGAGACGGCAGGTGCACGCAAAAAGGATATTTTTGTAGACTATCTCATCGACGTCGAAAAAGTAAACATAGATCGACCAATTGAAAAAATGGTAGATCGATGTCCGAACTGTGAGACGAGTAATTTATTTCATTTTTCAGATTCCGCAGATTTGGTATGTGACGGATGTGGCACGGTCCTGGATGTTTTGTTAAGCGAAGAACTGACATACAAAGAAGAACAAGAAACTTCTGAAAAAATTATTAACTATTCGTATAAACGAGATAACCACTTTAATGAATGGCTATCACAATTCCAAGCACAAGAGATGACGACCATTCCCCCCGAAGTTTTACAAGAACTGAGGAATGAGTTTAAAAAGATAAAAATTAAGTCACTATCTGAAATTACTCACGCACGCGTCCGATCACTTCTCAAGAAACTTAAGCTTAATAAGTACTACGAACACGTACCTTTTATCACAAATATACTGAGTGGAATAAAACCACCAAAAATGCCTATAGAGATTGAAGAAAGATTACGGTTAATGTTTAAAGAAATCCAAAAACCTTTTGACGACAATTGTCCGGCAGAACGCAAAAACTTCCTAAGTTACTCTTACGTTTTGTATAAATTCTGTGAACTTCTCTCGGAAGATTCTTACCTTCAATACTTCCCTTTGCTAAAATCCAAAGAGAAGCTTCATCAACAAGACGTTATCTGGAAACGTATTTGTGCGACTCTTAAGTGGGAATTTATACCTACGATATAATATGAACGCGAACAATACCACCCAACAAATCCAATACCACATCGATAAAATCAATGAGATTCTGTATTGGCAATCGGTTCGTGAAGAAGTGATGGCCGACTGGAATCCTCCCCAAAACTACTCTATATGGGGTCAAAACAACGCTTTCGGCTCCGTAGCCGGAGCGGCGGATGAAGAAGATACAGCTGATTCGGAAGCGTCAACCACATTTTTGAACGAGGACGTTCCCCAATAAAAATACCCGCGTTATATATCTTGCGCGTGATGTTCAGACGGATGTACAGGCATCCAGATTTTATAGGTGCGCAGATATCACCACCGAATAACATCACGGTGATCACGAAGAATGGAGTTGAACAATATACGAGTAATACTGAGGTTTTTAGATCAGAAGCTACATTGGACAAAACTACAAAAGAACTTAAAGGTACGTCACGAGGAAAGGATAAGATAGCTCGACTCTTCATTGAGCCGACGGTTGTACGTAAGGGTCGTTTTACGATCACATTGTATGACCCATGATCCTATAGCTCAGTTGGTTAGAGCGTGGTGCTTATACTAAGTATACAGAGTGAAATTGTATTCACATGAGGCACGCCAAGGTCGCGGGTTCGAGCCCCGTTGGGATCATTTTTACATACACAATCATGTATGTAAAAATGATTTAGTATAGTATGAGATACAGGTCCGTGTCGAGGGAGTTTTTCAAGACACGATGGAATCTCAAAGGTTTGGTTGAAGATCATCACGTGATTCCTAGACAATTTAGGGTGCACCCGACCGTTAAAAAATTTAATTACGATATGAATTCGAGTAATAATTTGATTCTCATGCCTACACATTTAGGTAAACATAAATTAGAATTACGTGAAAATAGGTTGGTACACGACGGTAATCATCATAGGTATAATCTGTTTGTAGAACAAGTTTTGAATGTGGTACAAACAGAAAAAGATTTAAATGACTTTGTAATTTTTTTAAAAAATTCATGTAGATTTAATCCACAAAATATTCCTTGGTAATTAAATTTTTAGTTCAAACGAAGTTTCGGTAGTTTGGTCCAACCTTGTGTACGGTATATCTTTGATTTTTTCCAACATGTTTTCAATATTTTTTTCAGTTATGATGTAACAATGTTCTATGAATAATCGACCGTTATATTCCACGACTAGAGGTCCACGCTTTGAGATTGTAGATTCCATGGTAAACTATGATATCTTTTCTTTATCATCGTTTTCTATACAAATTTTTTTAACTTCCACCCGAGCACCACGAAATGGTGGAAAATTTATCAGGTACGCCGTTTTCAACCCTGTGAGTTTGAGGTAATTTAAACCTTGCATTTCAACAGCTTCGTTGAGTGTTTTTATCGTTTTAAACTCTAGAATTGTAGAATTATCTATAATAATGTCAGCTCGCAGGTATCCGATGATATGTCCTTTGAACGGTATTTGAATATTACGTTCCGACTCGTACGGAATGTGAAGTTCTCGTAACATCACCTCCACAGCTGTGTGATACACACGTTCACTGTACCCCGGACCTAGTGTTGTAAAAATTTCATCTACTATCTTTTCTATATCCATTTCTAAATCTACATCCTAGTCTTTAAGACCTTGACGCATCATGGCATCGTCTAATTCGTCAACCTCGTGCCATGCTAGCTCACATTCATATGAATTCTTTGTCGAATCACAAATTTCATGTGCTTCCTTGATCGCTTCTCGGAATCTAAACCTAAGTCGAGGATTGTCAAACTTTTTTTTAGGTTTTTCCACAAAAGGTTTTTCGTATAAACCGTTCAAAACATTTTCGCGCGTTTTTGCCAATTTGTACTTGTACGCGTCGTTACAAGAATATACACACACTACCATATCTTATACTAAACCAAGTTTTTTAAGTTGGTTATGTCTGGAAAATACATCATCGAAGCTTCGTGGGAAAAAATCATCGAGGATGATTATGACACGGCTTTGGAATTTCTTCTGAAAGCGCGAACCGATGTTAACGAACATTTTGCTGATCTCTCTGAAGAGCAAAAAATCGATCTTGTTAAAGTTCTATGCACGAATGCAAGTATATTACATAAATCGACTAAACAACTCATCGGAAAGCAACATTATGGTAATCAAAAGTGAAGGAGGTTCTCGAACTGGTCCGAATCACTTCTTATAAGATCTTTTTTTATCGTGTGTACTCATAATAATTTATAAGCTAAATGTATGAAGATAGCATTTGTGTTTATCGTGAAGGATGGTGAAAAGTACCTTGAAAAGAACATGAACACTATCAAAAAATACAACCAGGATATTTATGCGGTTGAAAATAACAGTACAGACAATACGAAGATCATTTTGAGAGATTCGGGTATCAAAAAAGTTATCACCCTGGATTTAGATAATAAAAGTTCTCTTGAGTTGTGTAGTAGGAACGAAGACAATTGCAGCAAACGCGTTCGTCGTCTCGCGTACATTCGTCAAAGGGGGATTGACGCTGTTATAAATTCGGGCGTTGTTTATGATTATGTGTGCATGTTAGATATGGACTTTTTAGAATACGATGAAAAGGGTCTCATTGATATGTTTCAATATATGGAAACTCACAAAGATGTAGATGGAATATTTGGAATGTCCACAGAGAGAAATGGTTTACCTTATGATACATCAGCTGTAACTCCAACACGCAAATTGATACCAATTATAACTAAATTAAATAGGTACGTACGCGTTGATTCAGCCTTCAGTGGTTTTGGTATTTATAGATACTCTTCATTATGGGATACCGGTGCTAAATATGACTATAAAAACATAAACAATATTGAACATATACATTTTAATAATAACTTTAACAAACTAATAGTTGATACACAATTTAACCCACGATATATATCTTTATCCGAATCTAAAATGAGGTTTAGAATATTGGTAAGCATTGTCACTATCATTGCTATCGTGATCATGATGAGGAGGCTCAAAAGGTAATATAATTAAAGTTTTATATACTAATTAAATCAATATGTCTTCATATAAATCCGAACGTTGCCCCTTCACGTACCGCGTATCTTCCGTTGGTCGTATCATCGACGGGGACACCATCGACGTAGCTATTGACCTAGGTTTTGATGTGTGTACCAAACAACGCATTCGCCTCATGGGAATTGACACACCCGAATCAAGAACTTCGGATAAAATTGAAAAGGTTTTTGGTAAGCAGGCCAAAAAGGTGCTCAAAGAATGGTGTATGAAAGCCGTAGCTTCAGAAAAGGATGATATCGACATAGAACTTCGATGTTCAGAATCCGACCCGAGGGATAAATACGGACGAGTTCTCGCGGAAGTCTGGATTTGTGAAGATGATAACTGGACCAATGTAAACCAATGGATGTGTGAAAATGGTTATGCAGTTCCATATCTCGGTCAAAATAAGGATGATGTCGCCGAACAACACGAGCGAAACCGTCATAAGATGGTAGCTAAATACGGAGGAGATATATTAGTTCAGCTTCACGGAGATAATAACTCGGAAATTAAATCATACATAGCGGAAAAGTATGGTCAATAAAAAGTAATTTAAAAAATCTCGAATACATATTATTAAATGTTTGCGGTAGTAAACAGCTTAATTTCTCCTATTCTAAATATAAAAAAACGCATAGTGCGTCGACGTGCGGTATTAGATCACCC